TCATTGTTTTACTTACTTTCTTTTAAAGTTAAAGATGGTTAGTTATACTCTAAACGTCAACTGTGTCAAGCCAATTCTTTCCTATTTTAGCTTCTAATAATAAAGGCACATTCATTTCTACATCGTATGCGTCTTTTATAACACAGTTTAGATTAGCATTGATAGTCTCAACAATAGCCAAGACTTTTTTTACTTCGTCAGGGTGTACATCTATTACCATAGAATCGTGTACTGTGTTGACTAAGCATGATTGTAAAGGCTTAAGTAGCTTCTCAAACTCTAGTAGTACAACAGGTACTATATCACCTGTAGCAAAGCCTTGGACAGGGTAGTTCTTTATCATAGTGAAGTGTGATACACTACCATTTGCTCTTCGGGTAACACCAGGAAATGCGTACTGTCTTCCGCTTTTGTTAGTAATCTTTTCAAAGCGTACAGCCTCATCTCCTAGTTTTTCATGCCACGCAGCTACACCTGTGTACTTCTCAGTAAAATGTTTGTAGTATGCGGCTACAGCCTTGGGTCTACCATACCCTGTCGCACCAAAGAGAGGGGCGAAGGTATGCTCTTTTGCTGCCTGACGCTCTGTAGGTTGCCCTGCATCACTGATAACCTTTGCCGTGTAGGAGTGCACATCAAATCCTGTTTCTATCTCCTGCATAGCTGTACTGTCCTGTGAGAGGAATGCAGCAACTCTGAACTCCAATTGAGCAAAGTCACACTCACATATCTGCCCACCCTCCCATCGTGATATGAACACACGCTTCACTGGGAATGTCCCTCCTCTTGGCATGTTTTGCATGTTGGGATTGCGTCCAGAAAATCTACCTGTACTGGTAACACTTTGGGTAAGGTTAACGTGTAGGAATCCGTTGGGCTTGGTGAATATATTGATACCATCCACGAAGCTACTAAGGTAACTACTGATAGCAGAAAGACGCTTAAGATCAGTAAGAAAATCAAGAGCAGACTCCATGCCGTTGCTTGTAGCGGTAGCCATAAGACTTTCAAGATTACCTTTACTAGTACTGAAACCATTTGCACTTATCCATTTCTTGCTTGGCGCAGAGAAACACAACCCTGCTACTTGTTTTGTTTGTGTTAATATATATCCTTTACCGTCACACTTTTTACATATGTTTGGTATCTTGTATAGTGTGCCATCTTTTCTTGTCCTCCAAATTCTACCACCACCGTTACAGTTAGTACAAGTAGATGCTTTAGTCTTTCTAATGATAGAACTGTTTGCTTCTATTGCTTCTTCAAACTCCTTCTTTGTTTCAGTGTAGTCAAACAAGTCAGCCCATTCTTTCTTGTTGTGCACACGTCTACTAAATATAACCTGTGATGCTTGCTCAGGACTATTGAGGTTGATAGGTGTGTCACCCATAAGCTCACGAGTCTTGCGCTGTAGCCTATCTTCTATCTCAGCTTTCTCTTTCTCAAACTCTAGTCGGACTTGCTGAAGGGTACTTCTGTCCACACGGATTCCTGACATGTACATTCTGGTGAGGGCTTTACAGGTACGGAAGGTAATGTCTCTAACTCTATGTAAGGACTCTGCTTCTGGCTTGGCGTAGTCTTGTTCCAAGGCAAAGAACAACTCACGAGTAATGTTGAGGTCACTCCTAAGATAAAAAAGAAGCTCTTGTAAAGGTATCTCATTAGTGTTGTATCCTTTCTTGTAATACTCTTTGAGAGTGTCTTGCTTTTGGTAATTCAATTGTCTTCGTTCAGCACAAGCCTCAAGACTTATAGGTTCTTTCTGCCCACGTTGCAGTAGATACTCAGCTAACATTGTGTCATAGATGTCACCGTCATACTTAAAGCCTGACTCCCACAACCACATCAAGTCATGCTGTGCATTGTGCATGATAAGTAAAGTTGTATGATCTAGTAGAATCTGTATGTTTCTAAATCTTGATCCACCTACGTCTTGATCTTCATTATGATTAAGTGTAAATAAGTGTGTCTCTTCTACGTTATCTACGTTCTGCACACCCACTTGAACGAGTTCTAATCCTGGTTCAAACGGATCAAGTATGTTCTTGCCATCTCGTTTAATGATTGTGTTTTCTACATCAAGTACAAGTCTCATGCTAAGTACTGGCTCCTGTCTCCATCTAACTCACAATGAATAGTACCATGCCATCCACCCTTGAGTTTATTCTTGGCTATACAAAGATGTCTCTGATTACTCTCCTCTTCATCTTGCCCCTCAACCACTCTGTTCTTTGATATAAGTATCATCAAGTCAGCCTCTGCTGCTTTACCAGTGCGGCTACCCTCAAGCATTGACTGATCAGGATGCACCAAACCTTCTGCTGCTGCACTTAACTGTGACATCCATATCATTGCACACTTGTATTGCTTGGCTATGTTACGTGCGTGTATCGCAGCTTCCTTGAGATATACGTCTGACTTATCTGTTGTCTTGTTAGCAAACTTGTCACCCATATCAAGCACTACAATGTCAGGTTCGTAAGCCTTGATGATAGCCTCAACCCATGCCATGTCTTTACCTGTGCTGTCTTTGATAAAGACGTTTTTACTTATTGGATCGTAGCGTAGTGCAGCCACTGCCATGTTAGTCTTAACTTCATCCATGCTCATACTTGTAGCGGCACTGAGGTATCTTGCACCTACACGTTCATAGCTTTCTTCATTACACAGTATCATACACTTAGCACCCTGCTGTGCAAAGCCATCAGGTGCAGCTATCGTACTAGCGTGAAAGCTAGTCTTACCTGTGTTAGGTCTAGCACCCACAACAACCAAGTGTCCTGCGCTAATACCTTCTGTCCTACGTTTAAGTGTAGGTATGTTCCACTTCCATTGTGACTGTATGTCATTAGCCTCAAGCAAAGTCTCAATGCTTATATCATCCCACTCTATCTTAAGGTTAGGCATAAAGTCATCTTGATAGTTGGTCAGCAGCTTACGTAGTGGCTCTAGGCTAGACTCTGTACCATTAACATAATCAAACCCAAGGTTAGCAATCTCTTCACCTACTACTTGTTGAAATAACTTAGACAATACATCATCAGCTATCTCTTTAGATAAAGGGTTTTCTCTAGCTACCTTACGAAACAATTCACTGTACACTTGCTTGTTAGCAGTAGTCATACTGTTGTTATTAGCTAAGAACAAAGCTTCTAACTCAGAAGGAGAAAGACTTTTATCATATGTATTCATAGCATAATCTAAAGTCTGTTTAATCTTACGTGCATCCTTACTGAATATCTTATCAGGGCAACGTATACCCTTATGATTATCGTAGAACTCTTTGTCCAACATAGTGCGGATCAATGCTAGTTCCATCATACTTGTCTCCTCTCTCAATCAAAATTTTTCTCCTTGTTGTATACCTTATCTAACTCTTCATCAAACTTCTTGTCTGACTCATATCTCTTACATGCCTCTAACACCTCGTCTACTGTCAAGTCAACGTATACCTTACCTAGCGGTACACGCTTATCAATTATTGCTGTCTTAGACATAACTCTTCCTATACTTCTTAGGGAAGTTTTCTATGTTCATCCCTCTGTTAACTTGTTCTGCTGCCCACGAGTAATTTACATTAAAGTGTCTCGCTGCATCAGCTATACTCTTGAAGTCTTTGCCGTGTAAGCGACAGGCTCTACCTCTCTGCTGTTGCGTTGGCTCTACCTTGATACGGATATGGCATGGTACATTCTTTGGTTGCATTACTTGTCTCCTATATTTCTTGGTGCGTATACTTCACCGTTGTATTGACTACCTGTTTCATTATCTACTCCAAAGTTGAAGTACGCTAGTATAACTAGCAGTGCCATTATCCAGTAGAAGGTAACCTTCACCCACTTGATAAAGCCTTCGTATGTTTGTTTAGCTTCTAGTTCTGCTTCTTGACTTGGTGTCATTAGTTTGTCTCCTTATGCTTCTTAATATATTTAACAGCTTCTTCTAGTCGTTCAAGGCTGTCGTTGAATGATCCTAAACCAGTGTTGCAATGATGACACAACCACCCTCTAAATGTGTTGGTGTCGTGGCAATGATCTAGCACCCATGACTTTAACTTCTTTTGTTTCTTCCTCCCTAGTATTGTTATATCTCTATTACATATGGGACAGCAGTAGTCCTTATCAGGATAAGCATTCTGACTCTTAAGTGTTTTGATTACTGCTGAGTGTCCCTTGATACAAGACTTACATATTCTTTTATATTCAATAACTCCTGACGCATATATTATGCTAGTAAAATTAGAGTAGGGCTGAGATACTCCACACTTGTTACACTCAAGCCCATCATTATATACTTGCTCATCTTCATCAAAATCAAATAGCTTTAGCTGCTCCTCTTCATTCATAGGATTTCCTCTAGCTTAACTATGTCTGCCTCTACTTTATACTTGATGTCATCGTAAAGTCTTAACGCTATAGTCTCTAACCCTGTGTATGCTTCTATCTCTCTCTTGTACTCTAGTGTTTTATATGCAGCGTCAGGATCTAGTGCCACTATGACCTTGTAAAAATTATCTAAGTGTTGCATATTAGATACACTGAATGACGTACCCAGTATCGCCAAACCTGTTAAACCAGGAAATAGTTTAGCTGCTACAGTTGCACTAATAACATCTTCTACTACTATCACTACACCACTGGGTTTACCTACAACACGAGTGAATACAGTTGGTGTCTTATCGTAACGCTTCCACTTAATCTGACCTGAGTAAGATGTACATCTACCTATCGCACCTACAAGTCTGCCTTTGTCATAGATAGGAAACACTACACGAGAATCCATTACGTCATACATTAAGTCTTCACCATACAAGCCCCACCTGCCAATAAATCTTTCACAGTGTTTATGTTCTACGGTGGGTGTAACTATATACTCAGGCCAAGTGAATAGCTCATGTTCTGACTCAGGTTCATCTAGAGCGTTCAACCTACGTTGTATCTCTTGTGCTGTCATACCTGATGACACGACACCTTTAACTTTACAGTCAAGCTTGTAACAATTGTAGAGCAATGCACTACCATCTCTTACAGCAGTGAATGTGTTCTTACCTCTACACACAGGGCAGTCACCTCTATGTCTGTAATCTTCTTTTAGATCAAGGGTTTCCAAGTAGTTCTTAATGTTTACATTCATGTCTTATTCCTCTTAGCTAACGCATTACTTGCACCACTAAATGTGTTGACCAAGTAAGGCTTGACTGACTCAGGATTCCTGTGACCACTGACTTGCATGATCTGAGCTAGGTCAGCGTCACCCTCTACCATCTCAGTGATAGCAGTCCTCCTTAGATCCATAGCAGTTATTTCTTTGGGTAGCCCTGCTTCTTGTTTGACTTCGTTGATAGCTGTATCAATGTGATCAATTGGGTAAGGTACATATGCACCTGCCACTGGCTTAGTTTTGGGTGCTACATAATCTTGAAACCCAAAGTCCTGACTCTGTTGTTTGAGCATAGTAAGTAGGTCACTAGGTATAGGTAGGTGTACGTCAGCGCCACGTTTACTTTGTGTTAAATCAACACGCTTCGCATCAAAGTTAATGTGATTCCAAGTTAGCATACGCATGTCACCTACACGCTGCGCCCACTCGTATGACATGTGTACGATCAACCCAATGCTACGCCACTTGAAGTTACCATATGCTGTATCCAGAAACAGTACTACTTGTTCACGAGTCCACGTAACCTTACGAGGTGTGGTACTTTGTGTCTCAATCAAACGCACTGGATCGTTGTCCATTATATCTAACCTCATGCAATACTTCCATGCCGTTGAGAGTACAGCCTTACGATAATTAGCTGTTCGTATTCCTGCTTGCAGCCACTTAGAGTAAGCTAGGTTAGTGTGCCTAGCCTTGATGCTACGCACTGTGTAGTTACCCAATAGCCTACCCTCTACGTTAGTCTTTAGCACAGCAGATAAATGTATCTCATAGTCTCTCTGTGACTTAGCACTAAGCCTAAGAAAGTTACTGCTGTTAAGATAGTACTCAACAATAGCTGATAGCTTAGATGTATGTTTAGGTATGTCTACCATTTTCTCCTCACTTTCCAATAGACCCAACACTCTACACAATGACCTTTCCCTATAAGCATGTCAATGAAATAAACTATGTTAGGCTTCCCCTCTTTCTGCCACTGGTGATTCCTTGCGCTGAACGTCTGATTGTTTTGTCCTCCTAGTATCACGTTTATCAGGACGCTTAGAGCCGTTAGTATCCTCTTTATATAGACCCCCAAGCCTATCACTAATGTCATCGTGGGGGTCATCCTTTTCATGTACTTCATCATCGTTTATCATACCACACCTATGTGTACCAAGAATATATAGATGAAAGGCCACAGTATAAACAAAGACCAAAGATAACTAAAAAGTGGGTTCATTATTCTCATCCAATACATCTCTCCTAAAATAATTAGTATTACTTCTCCAAGGTAATTCTATATCGTTTACCCCATCATCCTCATGTGAAACAGGTAGCAAACCCATAGCCTCCATATGACTTAACAAACTAACTGGCAATTGAGGTATCTCCATATTTGGCAGACTTCCTATAAACTTCTTTGTCTTCATCTGTTTCTCCAAAACATTCCTTGATATAAACAAACTCATTCGTATCATACATCTTTTTCAAATACAATATATCCTTACGGCTATCACTTGAATGATAAGCAAACATCTTCTTTGTGTTCTTACTGTATATGTCTAGTGCATAGTACACTACTTCCTCCTCTTCTTAGCGAAGTCTTCTACTATTCTTTTGTTCCTGCATATGACAATGACATAACCATCCTTGTCATACGCTACCCATTTCTTCTTGCGCTGCATAATAATTAATTTATCTTTAGCTCTAGGCACGCTAGTGTCTCACTGTTGTTTGATACTAACACAGCAGCCTCACTCAATGCTGCAACGCATTCCTCCTTACTAGTGTATGTCTCAACGTGATAGTACTTCACTGTTTGAGAATTAACTAGTAGCTGCATCCATACTAACGCCCAGACCATTACGCTGCATCCTCAGCAGAACGCCATACATAACGTGTGTAGCGTTGGCCTGTCACTGGGTGTTTACTCTTCACACCATCAATGGCGTACCCTAGCTTGCGTAGCTCACTGATACGTGCGGTGAATGACTGTATGCTGTAGTCAAGCAATGCCTCACGCTGTGTCAAACCTTTGGTTGCTTTAAGGTGTTTAAGTATCTTTGTGTATTGTGTAGTTTTAGCCATCTTATTTCTCCTCTGTGATAGATGTTATTATGTCTCGCAATGTTTGCGTAGACTCTGGTGGTATGCTCAGTGTTTCTCCTGTAGCATCTTGTGTGAGTACGAGTCGGTCATTGTTGTACAATGTAGCTTCCCATCCATACCCTAAATTTACTTGCTTAACTACTTTAGTGTAGCCATCCTCTGATAATTCTACACCTTGTGATGTCTTGTAGTTCATTGCTGTGTCTCCTTTAATCTGTTTGGTCTACTGTAATCACGTTATAGTCAGCCATCATTGCACGAACTTGCTCTGGGCTATACGCATATAAATAAATACTCCTGACTAAATTATCATACTGCTCAGGGTAGTAGTCTACATAGTATCGCATCATTGTTGTGTCTCCTTCTGTTTATCTGCAATGTTGTGTACTCTTTCCATGAATACAGCTAATGCCACATTAAAATCTGTAAGGCTACAGTTTTCCGCAACATCTCTAATATTATCCCAGAAATCATACTTGTGTGGTTTTCTTGCCACAGTTCCAGGATTTGGCTTGCTGTCTATAACTTCCTTAGCTGCATCATCTATTGCACCAGTGAATGTGTTAAGCCACTTGAGTAGGTTAGGTTTATCTGTAGGTACATCTACCATGTCAGCACCGATCTTCTTAGCCTCAGCTTGAGTGCCTACCCACTCGCCTTGCTTGTTCATGTATAGTCTCATTTGCCTAGTACCCTCCGTAAATCTTCATCAGTTGTTTCTTTGACGTATGTCCAATCGTATATCCATTCATCTGTGCCTAGTCTTGGCTTGAAGTATCCGACATCACCTATCTCACCCATTACAACCTTCGCTGCGTTGGATGCATCTATGTCACTGTAACCTAGAAACTGTACAGCTTTTCCGTTCTTATGATATGTCCTAACTTGCATCGTCTGTCCTCATTCTTACATCAAGTCTCCAAGTAAATCCTGTCAATGTCTCACGTTTTGCAATCCCAATATCCAAGATATAATTTTTAATTGCTTTGTGGATCGTGTCTGTTTCGTCACACTCTAAGTCATCTGCTCCTATTATTATATCTTTATACTGCATCCTAGTAACTCCTCTAATTTATTGATAAGCACATTGCCTTTACAGATTTTATCTACTGCTATGTGTCTTTCCTCTTCAGTGTTGAACGGAGACACAGCATCTACTTCCAGTTGTTTGAAGCCAAGTGCCACGTTAACTATCTTCTGTCTGTTAAAGAATAAATCTTGTAGTTGCATTTTAATAGTCCTCCTCTAATCCTGACCATATGTATGCTAGGTATCGCCAAAAGGTTTTACCGAATGCGTCATTCATTATGTCTTCTAGTTCTTGTTCAGTCATTGTCTTGTACCTCTTCCCATTCATACCACTCTTTAAAACTGTCATAGTCTTGGTAGTCAAACTCCGATTCATTTTCATCTACCCAGTTGTGGATAGCATTCTTCAGATATGTCTTTGATAATAAAAACTTACTAACATCTAGTATACGTTCTGGCACATCTACAAAGTATTCTAGGTAGACTGTCTCCTCTGCTTTTACTCTTATCTTCATAGTGTTTCCTCCTTTAATCCTTCAAAGATATGCTTGATAACATCTACTGTCCATCCGTTGCCTAGCATCTTGTAGCGTTGTGTGTTTGATACGCCACAGGTATACCCATCAGGTACAGTTTGTAGTCTTTCGCATTCTGTCACAGTAAGCTTACGCCAATGCATATCCTTTTCAAAAGCTACTACACTATCTTTCTGTACAGTAGTTATACACCCTGCTTTATCATCATACCTTAACTCTAACCTAGGCTTTGGTTTGATATTTGTGTTGTAGTCTTGGCGTTTACCACGTTCATCTAGCCTACGGTTAACTATCCTTGCACCCTT